CTCGAACATCCAGCATTCCCCGGTTTCAATTTGCTCGATACAGCAAGTAAAACAGTTGGGGTATGTCTCGATGTCGTAGGTGAAATCGGTCATCTTGGTCCCTTTTTGTTAGAAGGCGCCCCGCCCATGGAGTCGTTACAGGCGGGATGCCGGTGGGCCTTTTTAACTCATACCCGGGAGTTCGCGGCGGCGACTGCGATCAGTTGCCCGGGAAAGGCGGTGCCGCGGGCATGGGTTGGCCGACAGGGACTTCGGGTTGGGGCATCCCGGACACTGGTGCTGCAGGCGCTGTTGGAGCCCCTTGGAACGGGGCAGCGGGCATCCCGGGTGCCGGTGCCGTCTGAGGCTGTCCGAACGGGGCAGCAGGCTGCTGTGTGGGCATGGGGGCGCCACCGGGCATGGGTTGGCCGACAGGGGCGGCAGCTTGAGCCTGGACACCGGAGAATAGCTGTTCGGCATTCACGGAGTCCCCGCCCAACGACTCGCCATCGCCCTGTTTCATCACGGCGGACAGACCGACGCCGATGCCGATGTTGCCCTTGTTGTTGTAGGTGAACAGGCGGATCCCCACCGCGACGATGCAGCCGGCATAGATGAGACCGCGGTCCATGACCTTCTGACGATTCTGATCGACCACTTGCGGCGGATATTCCTCGGAGGCATTGGCGCTCATGAGGTACAGGTTCGCCAGCCGGGGGTTATCCCGGTAGATGAACTGGCCGGTGGTTTGGGACTGTTTGTCGCTTGCCTTCATGACCGGCCAGCGGAACGTGGGCAGGGCGGATTCGCCATTGGTAAAGTGGGAGGCAGCGAGTTCCTGCGCCTTCTGATAGACCATCTGTGCCGCAGCTTCCGGGATCAACAAGGCGCAGGAATACTTGCCGTTGTTGTCCAGGGCGAACAGGTGAGGGAAAGACAGGATGCAGTTCTCTACCACAAACGTCTCGGTGTTGGATGACTGGTTACCCATTATCAGGCTCCTTGCAGCCAAGCCGGAATCTCCGGTTCAGCGGTTTCAGTTGGTTGAGTGTTGGCAAACAGATGCTCTGCCGCCATGGGGACCGCTTGACGATGATCCGACTCCGGAACCACGGTCAGCTTACCCTTTGATGTCTTGATGTACTCCTTCTCCAGTGTCGCCAGTTGACGCTCAGACAACGACTTCTTCACCATCTCACCCTTGGACTTCTTCTCCCAGGATGCTTTTTCGGCTTGGGCCGGCGAGATGAGCTTCGTCTGCCAGATGACCGACTTCGGCAGACCCATCCGCTTCAGGCGATTCTCCATTTCTTCCTCTGACAGCGACCACGACCGGGAGCCCCTGCCGCGGACGACCTTTAGGCCGGGGACGGCGTGACCCGTCTCAAACCGACGCATGGCCTCGGCATCCACGGCTTCCAGGAATTGTTTGATCAGGGGTGCCGCCTCCATGATGTCCCGGATCTGATCATCGGTGAGATCATTCGGGTCTTTGTCTGCAGCCTGCTTGGCCATATCGACTTGCTCGAACATTACTTGTGCCTCCTTCAAGGCTTTGTTCGCCAAGGCCTTACAACCTCCCTTGGCTCGACACCATTTGCATTGGGCCTCGCCGGGTACCAGTGGTGCATTCGGATCATCGGTCGCCGCGGCGGCAGGGCCAAGTTCATTGTGGATCCAGGACAGATGCTCGTTGATGTCGATCTCATGGGAACTGATCGGGTCCATGCCTTTCACGGCCAGCTTTGGCTGGATGATGGTCATTCGGACCTTGCCGGGCGGCAACTGCCCCATAGCATCCCGGAATCCCGCCAGTTTACCACCAAGGTAGATCCCCATTTGAGGGTTGCCAACAGCGGATACCGGGGTCATGCCGTCTTTGTAGTCAATGACCTCGATCATCCCATTGCCGATGATCGAAACGTCTGCCGTGCCGGCCATATCGTCACGATCAAACCACTGTCCCGCATCGACCTTTTCTTCGGCATTGACGCGGCATGGCGTCATCTGCGTCTGTCGATCCTTGATGTAGTTGACGGCGACGACGACACGGGCAGCACGGGCGGCATCGACCACGAACGCACCCTCATGGTCTTCCAACTCCTTATCGACCATGAGCATCGGGTCCATCAGACCATTGTTGATGCAGTGTTCCAGAAGGGTGTGGGAGTGGGTTCCATCAATGGCAGCCGGCCCGGACGAATCTCCCGGGTACTTCGCTTCCTCTCTGACAGACCCCGGGCAGACCATCCATCGGTGACCTGAACTGGGGCTGAGTCGCGCATGACTCATTGTGAGCCCCCCTGACCGTTTACGACGATGGGTTCCGGGAACTTGGTATCGTAATGGTCGAGAACGGTGTTGGCGAATCGTCTGATGAAAAGTTTGACCTGTTCCTGAGCAGGAGGGTCGTCGTCTTTTGCAGCGAGTTCTGCCGCCACCGTGGCACCCGCCACCAGTGCCCGAGAGTACACCATGCGTCGATCCCACTCATGGGAAGCCTCGTATTCGGTTGTGAAGATACCGTCCTTCATCATGCCACCTTCAGCTTTTCCACACCATCGAACACCGCCTGGAACTGTTCAGGGGGTACATCGTTGATGTTCGGATGACCGAGGTTCACCAAGACGGCTTGGATCTGGGCACCCTTCTCGGGACCGAGTTCCTGATAGGCCGCCATGACGTAGTTGATCATGCCCTGCTTGTCGTTGAAGGGCAGAGCGGGTTCGGCTGGTGCTGTAGGGATCTCGGGAGCTGCGGCAGCAGGGACCGGGGCCGCCGGGGGGATGGGATCTGCGGGTGCCGGCGTGAGGTTCGGTACGGGTTGGTCGGCAGCGGTTGGAGCAATGACTGCGGCCGAATCAAAACTGTCGGCAATCTTTTCCAGTGCGGTTGCGATCCTTTCCAGGGTTGTTTCAAGCATTGTGGTTCTCCAGTGTGGGTTTCTTGGGATCCGGTTCGATAATCAGCCGACCATCAACGAACGCCTGCAGTATGTCGCGATGCACATCTGCGGGACGCCCGAATTTCGCAGCCTTCTTCATGAACTGGTCCCGTAGCTTGCGGGTCGCCCGGATGGCGATGGTCGAATTGAGTTGCATTAATTTTTCCTCGTTCGGCACTTGAAACTGTAGTACATCAGTGCCACACTGCAAACACCAACAACGAAGGAGCGGAACCATGCAAGATCAAAGCCCCGAACATATTGCTCAATTCCTGCTGCGACATCAGGAAGATCTCCCGGGAACCTTCTACATTGTCTACGGATTTTCCGGACGATACCGAGTGCTGAGAAACAGCGATCACGAGATGGAGAAGTTTCAGATGCCGACACACGCTTGGCGCATCATAGGGCGGTACACCAATAAGGTAGGGGTGTTTTGGGTGGCCGATGACATCCAAGCGTTCTTGGATGAAGCTGGGTCACAGGCTGGCTAACGATTAAAGGAACCGGCGCGATGAAATGCACAGAAGATGGTGGCGTGTGTGGAACAGGCGGCTACTGCGATAGCTGTACGGCTGGCAAGGAGCAAGCGTCCGCGTTGCCTGACTTGTTACCTTGCCCCTTCTGCGGAAGTGCGGCCGAAGTTGTGTGCGCTAGTCATATCCGCTGCATCAACTGGTACAACTGCGATTGCGAGACACGTCTAGGCACGACCGCATGGAATCGAAGGGCAAGGTAACGATAAAGCTAAGTAGTCAGCAGACCGGAGGTCTGGTGATCTACTTTAGCTACTTGTTCGATGATCCCCGCCCACCAAGAGCCAGCTATGGCATGCGGACTCCGTCTCGGCGGTACTTTCTTATTTGCGGTGGTGATAAAAGCCTCCTGGGCCCCGCCGATATCACGTCAGTGAGTGACTCTCTGCCGTGACGCCTCCGTGGCATCCGGTTTAACTCGTTAACCGTGTGCCACGGAGGCGTCACGGTAACATGTCAATTTTTCACTCACTGTCTTCCTTGGCTTAATGTTTGTAACGATATTCCTTTTTCCTTCGAAGGAATGTCCTTACGTTAATTATTTACTATATCTATTGATTGTTGTTGGCCGATTTATTTCATCGAACAGTATCATACGACGCCTGCGTTCAAACGGGGGATGGTCTAAAACCCTTTAACGACGAGGATCCGCGCGACAAAAAGGGGTGAATAATCCACAGACCAATCACTGCCGCACAGATTCCTCGCTAGGAATGCGATTGATCTCCCCGAGCAGGTTACCGACAAACACCCAGTGACCCGGTTTCACACGAGGGACGTTTCTCCCGGTTTTCCGGACAGTCGGCTTGAATAACTTGGCAGCCGTTTTACTCATCAGCAGGGGTGCCAGCACACGGTTGTTTACCGCCAGAGCATGGACACCCTGGATGAAGCTGGTCGGATGCTTCAAGGATGCGATGGCTTGTTGCTTCTCCAGGGAAACACCGACATCGGAAGACGAATTGATCACCCGGCGAACATAGGCGTCCATACCGCGCAAGTTCGTCTTGTCTTGGGATGTCAGTACCTTATCCCACAGACCCTTGCGTTTGGCTTCCATGATGGTCTTGTTCAGCGCGGTAGAGTCCAGTGACAACACACCATCCTTGTCGATCTTCATGGCCTTGCCGAGCATATCGTCCAGGGTGGCCAATCTGAGAGCCTGCCCGCCTGCGGAATCCTTGCCACCATACATACGGATGGTGGAGCGCAGTTCTTGCGGTCCCAGTTTCCCGAGCAGCGTCTTACCCTGTTCGATCATGGCTCCCTTGTTATCGATCATCTGCTGAATCGGATGGGACTTGAGCGCATCGAGTTCATCAACCACCCGGGTAAACGCGGATCGGTCGGCCTTGGATGCAAACAGGAAGTTGAACCCTTCCGGGTTGCCGTCACGCCACTGGTTCACCAATGCCCGGGGGTTGTCATTCATGAGGATGCCGCGCTGCAGACCCTTCCGGGCAACCGTCAGCTTCTTCCCGCCATACCCGGACAATACCTCCTTCATGGTCGGAGTAAGGTTGTGGGGGTTGGTGGCAAACTCGGCAACGAGTCCCGAGGGAGAGTCTTCGCCCAGAACCTTCAACACCCGGCCTTGCTCAAAGACCTCGAACCGTTTACGGGAGAGCGCGTTGGCCTTCTGCCATGCGGTGACGAACTCACCGCCTCCACCGATGGGGTTCTCAATGGAGTTGGTCAACCGCTTCCACAGTGCCTTGGCCGCACCCGATGTCGCATCCTCGCTGGGCAGATCCTTGATCGCATCGCCTACTTGGCTCCGCAACTCCTTGACCACTTCCCAGTTCGTTTGTTCGGGGTCGATCTTCTTTAGCAGAGCAGCCACCCGGGAAACCTTGCCACCCGGGCTCGCGGCAACGTTCACGAATTCCTGAACCGTGTTCTGGGTCAGCGGGCGGCCCATCAGATCAACGATCTCGGAGTCCACCATCTCGGTCGCGGTGGCCGGCACCGGTGCTGTTACTTCCCGGGCAGCCTGTTGAGCACCAGTCAGGTCAAACCGCACCCCTTCTGCCAGGGTGCCGGCCTCGTTGTAGGCCTGATTGATCTGAGCCCGGGACTGCTTGTTGAAGTTCTTGGTGATGATACCCTTCATCGCCTCGCCGGCATCGGTGGGGTTCACGTTGAACATCTGGGTCAGCTCGTCCCGCTTCTCTCGGAGGAATCGCTTGCCTTGCCCCACCAGTTTCCGACCTGCCCGTTCAACAGGCAACTCACCAATATCGCGCAGCACATCCCCAAAGACCAACCGTTGGGCCATTTCCTGCTGCTGCAGTGCGGGACTGGTGGATCGCGCCTGCTTGGACAGGCCTTCCATGATCGGATGATCCGGGCGCATCTGGTATGCCATGGGTGGGATCAGATCAGGACGGGTCTGCATCAATGCTTCAATCGCCTTGGCGTCCTCTACCAACGGAGCAGCACCCTTTTTCACCGGACCACCGAGAACTTTCCCCGTCAGAGCGGGAAGCCCGTATCCCAGACCACCGGTGAGCAGGTCTGCCGCCGACTCCATGCCCGCCTGTCCCAATACTTCACCCATGGGTTGAAGCTGGGCACCCCGAAGCTCTTGGAGCCCTTCCTTCGCCAAGTGGGTGAGGCCGGGGATCGCAGCCTGCAGGCCAATCTGAGCAGCCGGGGCAGCGGGACCGAGCATAGCAGTACCAAGCTGCAGGGGTGCCTCGAGCAAGGTCTGCGGTCGATCCATGACATCCATCAGGGTCACACCCGGCTCATCCAACAGCTTGGGCGGATCCAGCGGGTTCTTGGAATAGACCGTCTCCGTTTGCCCCGTCGGCAGTTGAATCTCCTGGATCGTACCGGCCGGGTACATCCGAAGGAACTCTTGCCGGCGTTCTTCCGGGGTATCTGCAAGACCGATCAGACCACGTTCTGTGGCCGTGAGATCCGGTTCCGGGGATACCGGGAAACCGGCCGTTTCAGAGACCCGTTCCGCGTAGGTGCCGCCCAGGTGCCGTCTGCCGCGGGGAGTCTGGCGTTCGGCGTAGGCTGACGGTGCGGGTGCGTAGTCTTCCCAGGGGGGAGCGTCAGTCGCCTGCTGCTGGTATTCTTCCCATGGCTTCATTGCTTTTCCCAGCTCGATTGTTGACCGGGGTCACCGCCGATGTACTTGTACCCGCTGATCACTTGCCCTTGCACGGGCGGCGGTCGTTCACCGGGAACCCCTAAGCCGCCTTTGCGAAGGAAGTTGTCAATCGTTTCCTCGTTCTCGGTCATGATGTTCCTGATGGTCGATAGTGCCTCCAGCCGTCGCTCCGAGTCAGCCGATGCCACGTCGCCCATCGCGGTGGCCAGTCGAGCACGGTCCTGGTTGGACAGCGGGCCGGTATCCGCCATGAGCGGCTTCAGCCGGATGGCCAGAACCTCACCCTGAGTCCGCAGACTTTGGCCGGTGATGGTCCGCTGGCCGCCCGGGGCATCCGGGTCCAATAGGGTGACTTCCGGCTTGATGGCACCGGCCACGGTCCGGGCACCCGGGACACCGACATCCGCAAGCTGACCGAATATGCCGCCAGTCGCCTCCCGGGCTTCCGCAATACCACCGACACCGCCCGGCAAGGCCTGAGTATCGGCAATCAACTGGTCAATCAGGGGGATGGTGGTCTTTGCGGAAATGGACTTCGCCTGCAGATCACCTTCCGCCTTCTTACCCAAGCCCACATTGACATCAACCTTCGTGACGCCTGCCTTGCGGGTGGACTTCTTCCAGTCCGCAAAACTCCCCTTGTAACCGTGCTGGGTCACATCGTACAGATACGCTTGCATATCCGCACTCGGCTTGCCGGGCTTCTCCGGTTTCAGCAGATCGACCAGACCACCGGTGTCACCACTGGCAGCCAACAGGCCGGCCAAAGGTGCCATCTGTGGATCAGTCGCGTACATCCCGGAAGGTGCCCCCGTCAGACGGGCACCGGTGGGCGTGGGACCAGCCAGTTCCTCACCACCGGGCTGACCGATCAGGGCTTGCGCCCGTTCCTGGATTTGCGCCTGGAGTGCCGCCTTCCGTTTTGCCTCGGCAATCTGCTGCTTCATGAACTCGCTTTGCAGTTGTCGTTGGGCCGCCTTTTCCTTCAACTGCCGCATCTGGAGAAGGTTCTGCTGCCCTGCCAACATGCCGCTACCCACCGCCTGCCCAAACGAGGCACCCGGTTGGTTGGCGGCCAGGATACCCAACCCCATGTTGAACATCGGGTTCTGCATCATTTGATTCATGTCAAAGGGCATCACAGTCTCCCGTAATCAACGGCCAGATACCCGGCAACCTCGGTCACTGCCTCGGGGTGAGTCTCTTGTACTTCCTGAGCCATCACGCCGAGATGCTGCGGACCACCCCAGGCGTAGTTGAAGGCGTACAGGTTATGCGGACCATGTTTGCCGACCTTCACGATGTTCCGCTTCAGGCGGCGGTCGGAGAACGCGAGCGCACCACCGAGAGCGCCAAGGCCTGACAACCATGGGCTTGCGGCACTTGCCACCGTCATTCCAGCAGGCGCAAGCGCACTCGCGATGCCGGGGACAAGTTGGGAACCCATCAATGCGCCACCAAGGGCACCGGCGGCTCTACTCTGTCCGGGAGCGGTAGTGGTTTGTCCCGCATACGGCGAAGCACCGGTCAGGATGCTGTTCAGCCAAGCCAAGTTCTCCCGGCCGGCTGTTTGCGGGTAGTAGTGTCTGGCAATGGCCTCATCAATACCCTGCTGCGTCATGCCTTGCTGCATGCCACCGATGTCCATCATTGTCTGCGACGGCGTGAAGCCCAGTTGCAGAGCACCGGGCATCTGGCCTGCTGCCATTGCCGCGGTTCGGGAAGCTGTGTCATACATCCCGAGACCCGTCTGAGCATTAGCCCTGGCAAGGGCTTCCGCGGCATCGCCAATGGCCTGACCTTCTGCGATGCCCTGCCTCGAACCGCCAAACTGGCCGGCTGCTGTCGCCCCGGAGCGCACACTGGGGAGCATATCCTCGGTCAAGGCATCCATGACCGAAGATCTGTTTGCAGCGATAGCGTTCAGGTAGGCCGGATCCTGGGTAATGTTCAGCGGGGCATCCAGCATGCGTCCCAGCGTCGATTGGTACCCGGAGACCATGCCGGGAAGTTGCCCGGTCGCGTAATCAACGGCTCCCGTCATGCCGGTCGTCTGGAGAGGATCGAAACCGGCAAAGGTTTGGCCAGGATAGAACGGGGCGACATCTTGTGACAGTTCGCCGGCTCGCCCATAAAGGCTCCGAAGCTCAGGTTGCACACCGGTCCACGGATCGGATCGTTGGACCGTTGTGGTATTGCTACTTCCGCCAAGTGGCATCAGACTGTCTCCCCTAATTTAGCCCGGAAGTCGGCAAACGTCTCATACCGCGTAAAAAACTTCCGGATCTCCAAACTGTGTTGCTGCGCGTATTCCCGACCGCGGGTCAGGTAAACAACATAGATGGAAAGCTCCAGCAACCACCTTCGTAGGACATACGCCTGAATCTGTTCTTCCTCGTCGCCATCCTGCATGACGTTTGAATCGAGCCATGTGTTGATCCCCACGGTCATCAGCGGAATCAACTGTCCCTTGAACCGGTCAAAGAACGGATTCAGGGGTAACTCGATAAGCAACGCCCAAAACGCGCTATGGATGTGATTATCGTCAAAATCCTTATCGCGGTCTATCAGATCATCCCACACTTCCGCCACTTGACCCATATGCAAGATGAATTGCACGGCATGAGAGTCGCCAACCCACTCCAACAGTTTGTCGTTTCGGACCTTTCTCCAGCCCTCGCTATCGAATTCTTCGGTCACGAACGCCTCCCGGCAAACGCATAGTCGAATTCATAACCGGAAATCTCCCAAGTAGCCGCGGTGATCGATGAAAACTCAATGGCGTGAAGGCGACCGGTTACCCGGAAGTTTAGCTTGTAATCCGTCCCCGGTGTGAATGTTTGATAGTCGCTCCAGGAAACCGCATCATTGATGACGTCGTGCATTCCGACCCGGACGCGAAACGCCGATCCCGTCGCTTTCGGGCGGATCGTGGTCACCATGTGCCAATCGCCGGTATCCCCGAGATCCAGATGCGTCCTTCGGGCAATACAGGTGATGTTTACACCATCGTCCTGGTTCGTCCGGTCCATCTCATACAGCTTTCCCGATCCGGCCAGGATCAGTGACTCGAAGATCGGCTCACTGTCCGTCAGCCCGTCCCAAGACGTCCATGTGGGTGTCGGGGGAGTAGTGCCCCAGTCGTTCCATGTGGCGTAAGGCAGGGTGTCCCAGGTGTACGCACTGGAACGCTTCACCACGGTGTGGATTGCCGTCCTCGCCTCGGGTATATCCCGCGGGCTCCAGGTGTTGTCTTCCACACTCCAGACCAAGGCTTTATCGCACACGGTGCCCGTCACGGAAGTGGACGGGTAGCACAGCCAGACTTCATTGGCCTTCTCATGGAAGACGACGAAGGTTTCGTCATAGGTGCTTCGATTCACCCCACCGAAAAACAGATCGCGGACGCGCCGATCTGCGATGGAGTTGATGTTCACCCCGTCGTAAAGGTAGATGTCGCCCTTGCCCACGAAGACATGCTTACCGCCGATGTCGCAGACACAGTTCCTCGCATAAAGACCGTGGCTGCTGGAGACCAATCGGAAATTGAAGACATAGGTGCCACCGGTAAAGGTCACGCTGTAGATCGCATCCTCTTTGTAGATCTGCAGCGTGTCTCGGAGAACCAGACCGTCGAGAATCGCACCCGGCGTTTTGGTCAGGGAGTGATCGCCAGCGTCTTTCGTCGCGTCGGTGATGTCCCATGTTACAGGGACGGTCCCGGGATCCGCGGGATGACTCCAGACAAGCCGGCGGCGATTCCGACCCGAGCAATCGTTTACGTCCAGGGCGAACAGGTAGTTCTTGAACGGGCGGATAACCGATGCCGTCATCCCTACGGAGGACCATGTGCATCCCGTATCCGCGTTGTAGGGTAGATCGACACAAGATCCTTCCCCGCCCCAGTATTGGGGATTGTCGGCAATCGTCGTGAAGATTGCGACACCACCCAAGTTGCACGAATCCCACCGGCTGCCTGCGTTGTAATCTCGCAGACTGATGTCGGTTTCCGTCCCATCGATCCATGAGTAGATCTTGGTGCCGGCCGCATAAACCAGATGCGAGGATTCACCCACCTGCACCTTCTCAATGGTATCTGGTGCTGGCGTGATCGTGTCCACCGTCTCGGAACCATCGAAGCTGTGAATGCTGCCATCCTTGCACCGGACATTCTGAAGAAAGCTCCATGCGTTCGGGGGTAGATCGACAGGCTCCAAGTCGGCCACATAGCCGACAACACCCAGTCCCTCTACTTTCCCGGTCTGGCTCATACCGTGATTTCCTCCAGAACGATTGATAGGTGCGTACCAGTAGGGGCATTGGTGCCGGTGTAGTACATCTGCAGAGCGTATGTCTTCGCTTCAGTGGTGGCCGGCGAGTCAACGTAACTGACGCTGATCGGTACAGCTTCGACCTCAGCAGCACCGTTGGCGAGGTAGTGGGAAACCTCACTCAGTAGATCCACCCCGGCCTTCTGCACCTTCCAGAGCGCCGTACAGTTCTGGGATGCCGCCAGAGTAATGTAGCCCGTGATCGTGACTTTCACCTTGTTCGAGGCGGACGATGGGGTAATGCTCTGCGAAACCGCGTCGGCATAGGTGCCGGTGACCGTGTAGCTGGCGGCGTAGTTCGATTGCAATTGTGCGATGACGCCCGATGAGATTGCCCCGGTCTGCGCGTCCACATATGCCTTGATGCTCTGCTGTGTGGCCAGCGCAGTGGCAGAGTTCGTGGACATCGCGTCCTCGTCCAGGATCGCGGTGACCGTCGAACCGGTGGCCAGGGAGAAGTTCACGGTTGACTGCAGGACGGTGAAAATACCGGATGATGGGGAGGCTGTACCCACTGAGGCACCATCGACGGAGCCGCCGTTGATGTCTACCGTGGTGACAGTGCCGAGGTTCGACCATGTCACCGCCGAAGCATCGCATCCGCCGGTTGCCCCGACCGTGATCGCCTTGGAATTCTGAGCCGTTCCGAGGGCGGTCAAATCCAGGTAGTTCATCTCGTCTTGGGTGGCGGTCACCGCACCCGAGATATTCGCGAAGGTGTTCTTCAGGATCTCCCGAGTATTCTTGATGAAGTCATCGCCTTCGGCGGGATCACTCGTTCCGAATGGCCCGTATGTCGCCGGATCAAGACCGCTCGGGTAACTTGCGCCTTCAATAGCCATGTCGCCTCCTTAATAAATCGTGAATTCCCAGGCACCTACATTATTGGTGTCTGAAGTCTTCTGAGTCCAAAGCGTATCATTCCCGACATAGGCCGCACCGAAGATATTATCATCCACCCCGCTTGGGGTACATTCTGACCAAGTGTTGGTTGGGATATGGTATTGCTGAACCTTATTACTGGTACAACAGAGAATGACGTCTCGATCTTCTTGGTATGTCAGAACCCCAAGATTAGTTGCACCGAAGGATGATATCCCTGTTGTACTAAATCCCCATGTTCTGTCGTGAACTTTTGAAGCATTTACTCGCAAAATAAATGTTGAATGGGACTCTCCTTCTGCGGCCTGCATTTGGGGCGAAATGATGGGCCAATACACATTACCGTCTGAATCTACAACCGGGGCTCCCCCATACACCAAATCGGTAGCACTTCCGACAGAAAGAGTCTCAACGATGTCGCTGGCCCCTATACTCGAATGCCCGTTTGGAACCTCTACAACATGGTAATCGTTAGTGGCGGTTTCCTTTATGATGAACTGCCAATCATAGGCATGTGGTAAAAGGTATGCCGCATGGAAGTTAGACGGTAGTGAGTAACCAGCATCTGGTGTTATGTCGGCACTGTTACCCCCCGTTGCTTTATTAACATACCGCATCCCAAGACTCCCTTTCACCAGTATTGAGCTATTGCTCTCCCCCGCAATCCCGCTGAAAGACCCCCCGTATGACAAACTCACTTCCCACACCATTGTCCAAGGTGCCAATGTGTAACATTTGAAGTAGATGGTTGAACCAAAGCCGCCTTCCATCCAAATAACCCGATCAGCCGTACTTATTGAGCCGGTGGGGGAACACACGACACCGTAAATAACTTCACCTGTCACATTGTGAAGATCAGTGACGGCACCGGTGTTGGGATTAACTTCTACAATCCGAGACGGGGTGGTTACGACGTTAGTGGAAAACAACACCACTCGATCCGCGGTATTTGCGTACATGATTCCAATAGGGTTATAGAAAGGCGTACTTGCTATCTCCGCCACTGACCCCTCACCGCAGTTCAACGCTGGTACATCGGTTACGGTGATGCCTATCGCCACCCGGGTGTTGAGTGGAAAAGTTCCCGCGTTGACAGTGTTCCGAGTCTCCAGAGCCGCCAACCGAGCATCGTAGTCCGGCGGCCACCAGTCCGCGATCCGGTTGAGTTGATCCATGAACCACGCCGTCAACTCGGCCGAGTCTGCCCCTTCGGGTGGAGGATCCGGTGTGAAATTAGGCCTCGTCATACCAGGAACTCTAGGGTGAAGTTACCCTGACCGATGAAAAACACCTGACTGGTCAGGATTATCTTCGGTACCGACAAAGTACCATACCCGAGATAGCGGCCCCCGGTCTGAGCGTCATAAACGCCCAGAGACAGGATCGGATCCCAGTCGGCCGATGCCGACTGACTCGATACATCTGCACTCGTTGCCCATTTCCGGTCTGTCACCTTTTCAAGCAACACCTGCATCCGTCCGTAGTTGTTACCGGACAACTCGGTGCCCGGCCCCGTCTCGGTCGAAAGAGTGCTGTGGCAGGAAATCCAGTATTGGGTTGGCAGCGTGAAAGACTCAGCACCCCCGCCCCAAACGAGTTTGTTTATTCCGTCCGTCAAGAGATTACTGAAGTCAGACACATTAACCACCCAATCGTCTAGGCGACTTTCCGGGTCACCCTTGGTCGGAATTTCACCAGTGTATGAACACCAAGTATTGCATGCCATCACTTAGCCTTCTTGCGGTACTTCTTCGCCACTTTCATCGATGGGCATTTACCCTTGGCCTTCTTTCTTCCTGCCGGGGTGCTGCACATTCCCATGAACCGCTGCTGTCTCTTTGTCTTCGCCGGCATCAAGGGATCTCCGTCCACACAGAATCGTCGGGGTCTTGGGCGGTCCAGGTGGAATCGTCCGGAGTTATCTCCGTCCATGGGGATTCCGGTTCCACGGCAATCGCATGGCGGAAGAAGAACCCGCCAACGAATGTCATCCTTGAGCGCCAGTCGATTATCATGCCCGTGTCTTCACCGTAACGATGGTGTCATCCGCAGTTGCGGCAGAGAACTTGTAGGTAATCACATCACCGTTCGTATCGGCCGCCAGCAGATCCACCTGATACACACCGCTCCCCACTTCGGCAATGGCACCGCTGATGTTGGTAAACCCCCCACCATCGATGCTTCGCTGTCCGGTAACCGTCAAACCGGTGCCGGCGGTGTAGTGGTCCGAAGTCAGCACCATAAGGAATTCGAAGTTCGAGAATGCCGCGTTCTTGGTTATGCCTATAGACGCCGTGTCCACCAGGATCGCATCCACGTTGGTATCGATGGTATCCAGCTTCGTCTCATTGGTGTCACCCTGGGTGGTCAACTCATCCAGGATCACATCGAGCCGGCCACCATTGACCCAGTCCCCTTGCAGCTCGTTGGTGTCCGCAAGAATCGCGTCAACGTCCGTCTTCACCTGTTCCCCGAAGGTGCCGGCGGTGGTATGCCCCACGGTGGCCTCATCCCATACTGCATCGGCAATGGCCGCCGCGGTAGGATCGTTGAGCCCGCTGATCTGAGCCGGCAGAGTGGTTCCGGTATCCACCAATATCGCGTCCACGTTGGTATCAACGGTGTCCACACTGGTCTGGGACGCCCGCGCATCCAGGATCAAGTCCAATCTGCCGCCGTCCGCCCAATCCGTCTGCAGTTCATTGGTGTCCACCAGGATCGTATCGACATTGGTATCCACAGTGGTCAATGCGGCAGCCGTTGCAAGAGCAGCATCAGAGATAGCGGTATCGACCTCTGCATTGATCTGCGCCATCACGTTCGTATCAAACGGGTTACCAGAACCGGAGCGAGTGAAGGTGATACCATCGGCATTGCCGGAACCGGCGAGATCGATGTTAGGGGTACCGTCTGAAGGTGCAATGACTACGCTACCGAGACTCATCACCGCACCAGAGCCGCCATGAGTAACGGAGTCTGCCAGGGTCACATTGCCACTGGCGTCAACGGTGAGGGTGTTGCCTGCAGTGATCTTGGACCGATACAGCTCGATGGTTCTTGTGACAGGTGCCATGCTCGCCTGGGTGATGTGGAACACCATTTCCTGCGAATCATCGCCCGCATCTATTGTCATGTCCTCATCGAGCAGCAGTTCATACACACCGGGCATGTTGGTCGCATCAACCTCATTGACTGTCGGCGTGGTCATCGCAGCAGCAATACCTCCATTGCGTGACCGGTACACAGTGAAGGTGGTTAGGCCGGTCTCACGGGTCTTGAGGTCTGTTGAATCTACGGCTACGAAGTAGATGTATTGGTCGGTAGTACCGCTGGGGATTCTCATGTGACTATCACTCCATTAAGTCTTGCGGCAGTTACCGGGCCGACGCCGTTGGAAATCTCGTCGGTTTGGTTTTTGAAGAAAACATCGTCGGCGGTTACCGCCGCCACTGAAATCAAATATGGAGAATCATTCGCCGTCTTCCAGTCCTGATACAAATGATGGTGCTGGTCAACTAGCTCAGCCGCAGACGTCGGCTCCGCTTTAACCTCGAATGCCGTACAGTACCCATCCGTGCCAAAGGCAGTATCAAGATTTCTCTCGCAAAACAGATACACCCCATCAACTCCGCCCGTTGTGTCTGGCGTAGTAGTAAAGGCTAAATCATCTTTGAGCACACCGTCTAAAACAGTGCGTATTCTTGCGCCATCCCATGTGATGGATACGGTATGTTTCGCTGATTGCAGATCAGTAGTGGCTATTGACAAGTCTATTGACGTTACTCCGTGATATATTCGTAGCACTGCTGTTGAGCTACTCCGCTGAAATACAATATGGTTTGTAGCCCCGGAATTGGCAGGAAGCACAAACACTCCCCCCCAATCGTCGAATGACGTTATCTCACCGCGCCATGTGATCGTATAGCCGCCGGACAAGTCAATGCCTGCTGGGCCTATCTGCAGGATGTCATTGACCGCATAAACTGCTGAATCCCCCTCATACTGCACGATGGCCGGATCGCCTGTGTGTGCTGTAGCAGCGTAGTCACCAGACAGATCAAAACCTAACATACCTTCCCAGGGTGCCCACGACAGCACGTCATCGGCGGGCGGAGTTACATTCCCTGATGGTTGCTCATTAGGGATCAGCAGCGATGGCTCGCGCCTCGCTATAGCATGTAAGCCCCTTGCGCTACGGACTACAGTCATCAGACCGCCCCGGAAACAATCTCGTTCATGACGATGTGCGTCTCGTCCATGGCCGTCGCGGTAGAGCGCAGAGCTTGGTCAGCATTGTTCACCACCACCAAGATCCCATAGCGATGATCCACAACCACATGTCCCACATGACCGATGTTGATCACGTTGTTTCGCACTGTCAGGGAGCCGATTCGCTTCATCTGCCCAAGGTTGCCGGTGGTGTCAACAAAGGCTGCATCACTGCCTGTCAGGCCAGCCGGGTTGCCCGTACCTGCAGTGGCACTTGGGGATTCAGCCCAGTAGAAGGTCACAACCCCGCCATCCGTCGGTGCCGCCTCAAACTCAAGACAGGCCGACACCTCCCAGATGTCGCTGTGGGTAGCGCCCAGGTCTGCCGTCTTGGCGCTCTGCCTTGCACCACCGGACGCCGCCACGCCAGTTAGATCGAGCTGAACGTCAGTTGGAGTTCCGATAATCAGGGAGTTTGCCGCAGTGGTCGGTGCTGCACCGAAGTCTGTCACATGGTCAGCGAATAGAAGCTGTGTACCGTACTTAACGTAGGAGTCGGCCATTGTTATGCCCTCGCCGTTGCCACATGGCTAACGGTAATCAATCCGCTGTATTGAAGATCACTGGCCAACTCTGTAGCCCGACTGATCCGATTCTGCGATAGCGCCTCAATAGCGGTTTTCTGTGACACGCTGAACACATCTGCCGCATTGACAAGGCCCAACGGTAGTGAGGTATCCGTGAGGTCGTAATCCTCTGCATGGGGGGACTCAAGCCAGAACAACACCGCCTGGCAGGCATGCTTCTGTTTCAGCAGCATGGTGTCAGTCTGCCCAAATGGGCTTGTACCCGCATCTGCCCCTGCAGCATGGATCAGGCGACCAAGGATGTTGGTATACTCTTGGTCCGTGCCGGTGCCTGTCTTGTGGGTCTTGTTCAGCATGTAAGACAGAACCGAATAGGGACCATTCACGTTGGGTCGATCCACAGCGTTCAGTGAGTCAGCGGCTTGCTGGTCTGTCATGCCGGCGTAACCCCTGGTCAAAGGGTCAACAGTCAACTCTGACGTCAGTGCCGTATAGTTAATTCCCATCACCCCCTCCCGGGATCCCAAGGTTGAACTCGTCAGTCGAGTTGCACAACGATCGCCAAATGGCCGCCCTGTCGGGGGTGCCATAATGCCGTCGAATGGCACCCACGGAAGCCCCGTGGCACAGAGCGAATTCAGCAACCCTCACCGCTTCGTCGTTGACCTTGGCCGCCTGCTGGACAGCGGGGGTCAGGGTGCCGCAACCGCCCAACAGTACAACCGGTAAAAACAGGATTCCGTATTTCATTTTCTCAGTGCCTCCATTCGAGCTTCAAGAGCGCGAAGCTGGTATAGCATCTCCAGGCCTTCTTCCTTCATCTTGTCCAGCCTTTTTCGGGTTTCTTGATCCCGGCGCTCCAGGGCTTGGATTCTACGAGCATGTGCTTCTCCGTCGCGACGGGTGAAGCGTTCGCCCGGCCGCTGAAACTCAACAAGATCGCGCTTGACATAAGAAAGCTCAGACTCAATGCCAGTAAGCCGTCCAGTGTCAGTCTGAGCCCCTTTGGGAGAAAACACCACAGTTCCGCCGCCAGCGCCCAATAATGTCGCCACCGCGATGACGACCGCTTGTGCGGAGAGCGTTGATTGTTTTTGTTCTGTCCCTGCCATTCGACACCCCTCATTTCCTCACCCCATCATTCGCAAGGAGTCTGCCATTACCCGCAATGGTTTCCCGCTCCATTTCAACTTCTGATCTTCTTTGAGGATGTCCGCCCTGAGCAGGTTATAGCGCGACAGCCATTTCTGGGCTCTGTTGTCATCAAGGATGTAATCGAACCCTTCTGCCAGGGCACGAGCGAATAGGAGATCCGGTGCATTCACCAGGATCTCATTACTGGTGTTGGAATCGCTCAATGCCGTGGGCTTGGCATAGTAGCTGATCTCGATGGTGGTGGTGTTATCACCGGATGGGGCCGGCCTCAACTCGATCTGCCCATCATGGACGCAGAAGAACTCGGGAACCCCTGCCGTGGTGCTGGGGTTCATCTTGTCAATCATATCGGGGGAGACTTCGGTGAGGGGGAGGCGGTAGTTCTGGTAATCCCATTGGAGATTACGCATCCCGTTGTAATCGGTCGGCAAGACGATGAAGGCGTTGTCTGGTGTGGCGTAGGCGCGTTTCTCGATCCAGCTTGCTCGCAACCACCGAGTGATGTCCGATTCAGCCAACGTGATCCAATCTACAACTTCGGTAGTCAGATCACTCCGGTCCATCCGGGCAAGAATCGCCGCCTGCAGTTCCGCGTAGGTCGTGAACGCCATCTACCTTCTCCAGTACAAACCAGAAATTGTCTCCGTCGTCCTGTTCGTAGAGTAGACGGAAATTCCCGTGATACCAAGCTCTGTAGTCAGTCATGGCACCACTGCCGACTTGCTCATCATACGCCGACTGGTCGAGAAATGTCAGCGTCTCGATGCTGATCGCCCGGGTATGCCCGGGGTCACCCCACAGCCATGGCGACTTGAGGGACGGCACTGAGGCGATAAACAGACCACCCGGTTTCAGCAGACGGTGGTATTCATTCCACTCCCGGAAGAACCCCTGCCAATCCCCCTGGCGACCCAGATGCTCCAATACCTCGTAGGCATGGATTTCATCGAAAGACGCATCGTCCAAAGGGAGCGGTAGCGCATTCAGGTTCCACAGTAGATCCGGGTCACATCGCGGGTCAACGTCAACGCGAAACGGGTCGTTGTATTCACTCGGCGTCCCGGTCGGTCGTAGTTTCTTTTTCGGATCGTTTCCCGCCCCGAGAACCAGTTCCCTTCGGTTGTTGCTTGCTGGCATAGATGGTGTCCCTGATCCGTCCTTTCGTGGTGCTGACATCGGCCGCCTCATAGCCGAATTCCTGGAGAAATGCGGTCGGCGTGACACCATAACCTTCCTCCAAGATGATCATCGGCATGCACCGCTCGATGGTCTTGCGACCCCCTTCCAGAACTCGACCCTCGAATCCCTGGACATCAAGTTGGATCAGATCCACATCTTTGAGCCCCAGTTCGTCCAGGGTAATCTGCGGGATGTCACCCGGGCCGCTGACTTCCCATGCACCACAGTTCGGCAGCCAGCCATGAAGGGCAACCGGGTCATTGCAGTCACCGAGAACCCCGTTGTGCGCCTCCACATTGCTCTGCATGCGGGTATTCTCGGTCAGGCAGTGGAAGTTCAGCGCATCCGGCTCAAACGTCACCACCTTGTCGAAATGCTTCGCGAACTCCAAGGGGTACATGCCGGCATTCCCGCCCGCCTGTACCACTGTGCGGCGTTTCTCGCACATCTCCACCGCTCGGCGCATGAAGAAGATGTCCTTCTGGATGGCGTCAAAGCATATTTCGTCGGAGGCTGGCCACAGTAGGCCGCCCTTTACGGTTGTGTCCATGAGTTACTCCGTGACGGCGAGTGTTCGTTGATGGGATCGACCGGCAGCGTTGATCTGCTGCTTCAGGGTTTGCGTACTCCAAGTCTTACCCGGGATGCCTATCAGTGCGGCCTGAGCCACAACACCGGGGCGCTCCACATCCGTATGCTCGGCCTTCTTGGATGTCTCTTTCCCGCGGTACATCCGGGACTTCTTTTTGTAACCGGTGACGGTCTTGGAGATGGGATGAACCTCAATCGATGCCGGATCGACCTCATAGCCTTCGGCATCGAAAAACCCGACCGGACCATCAACGAGATCAACGCTGTAGCCTTGTCGCTGGCTCAGATTCGAAAGCTGTTTGTGGTTCTCGAAGGTCATCTCGACCACATGGTAAAACCCGCCATTCGGGATGAAGAACCCGCAAGTGTTGTTCCTGCGATCCATCCCCATTTTGTAGACTTTGTATGGCATCAAGTGCCCCCTTTCCGTTTTTTGGCCGCCGTTCGCCACAAGTAGTTGTTCAGATCGTCAAACCACTTGCGGAGCGCCTTATCGTCTTGAAAAATGCCTTGCTTCATCAGCTCGTGTGTCTGCAAGGCACTCAGTTCACCCAGCTTGTACATGCTTTCCTGGGTACCCTCCCCCATCCCCTGGCGTCCCATTTTCTGAGCACGCTTGTTGGATTCGATTATCGACGTCACATCTTCCTTGGACTGCATGTGGACCGTCACCAGTCCCTTTCCTGCATCCTCGAGGACGATTTCCTGATGACAGCCATCGCTATCGGGAAGGGTGAATTTCATCCCATGATCCTCGGCTTCATTTCGTCAGCACCCAGTTCATCCCATGTCGCTTCGCAAAGCGCGTTGTCGCACTCGAACGTGCCGCTGTGGGAGACCTTCTGACTTGCGCCATGATCGATGTAGAGCTGGAAATCGGTGTGATGGGTCACCTTCTGCATGAAGAACACATCTTCGCCCATCATCTCCGGTTTATCGACACCGGGTTTCTTCATCCATACGGTGTCAAACCAGGGCTGCGGGGTTTGTTCCAGCACCTCTCGGGTCATCAGAACCGCGCCGAATCCCGCGCTGGATGCCTCCACCAATCCCCGGGAATCCCGGTTGGTGGCGATCAGTTTGCCATCCATGTCCTTGGAATTCGGCATGGAAGGTATCTTGCGCTTGACGTAGTTACACGCCACCAGTGGCTTTTGGTGCTTGAACAGCAAGTGGACAAGGTTCGGCGGAAACTTCATGTCGCTGTCAAGCCACAGAATGTGGGTAGCGCCACTCGCCAGTGCGCGCTCCGCCAATTCTTCCCGCTGGTACGCGATCAACGAGCCGCGCTCATTGATCAGGTTGTGCTTGAAATCATCGCTGAGGGGGTGATACCCCAATAGTTGTTGCATCGCCATAACAGACAACGCGAAGTCGGCCAGCCAGTAGTCCCCACTCGGGATACATACGGCCAGGAAAACGGGCTCCCCCGAAGGGGAGCCCACCTTGCTGCTGGTATCAGCTACCGGCATGGGTCAGGATGCCGCTGGAGTTCTCAGCACGGCATTCCAAGGTGGCCTCACACTGGAGCATCTTCTTCTGGGTGTCACCGGTCTTGGACAGGGTGACGACCTCCATGGGTCGCAGTTCTGCCAGCTTGTAGTGATCCATCTGAAGGCACTTCAGGGTCAGGGTGGCGTCGAAGCGGTCGGGAACGATCCGCTGGACACCGAAATCACCATCCCAGATATCGACCGAGGTGACGAACTTCTTCTTCTCAGCATCGTGGTCGAAGCTGTAGGAAGTCGAAGTCGAGCCGGCCAGGGCCGAAACCAGACGCTTGGAGGTGCCGTTACCGAAGATCAGATCCGGATCACCGCCTTCATCCCAGCAGTCTTCCAGGATGGCGTTGACATCGGCCGCGGTCAGCGCCGTGGTGATGGTGGTGGTGTTGGTGGTCACGAAACCGGTCACGCCATTGGTCTGACGGGCAACGGTAGTGGAGCCGGCGACCGCTTGGGTGTTCTGCAGCAGCGCGGTCTCGATGTCACGCTTGATTTCCTTGCCGTGCAGAATGACCCGATAGGCCAGTTCCTTGCCCATTCCGGCTTTGTTCACGGCGTCCTGGGTGCCCGACACAGCAACCGCTTTCTGGTTAATCTGACAGGTGTTGGTCACACGAGTCAGGGTGGTCGGGGTGATCAGGCTTGCCTCGTTACCTTCCACCACCACGTTGGTGGCGTCAGCGGCGGCCAGGGAGTGGGTCAGCCATTCGTGGGTGACCGCGGTCGCCTTGGTGCGACCGATGCCACTGTAGAACGGGGTTTCGGTGGGGGAGATGTTGGTGATGAAATCACTCAGATCCTCCCGGTTGTGCAGGCCGACACCATCGGTGTCGCCGGAAAGGGTGTACGATTCACCCGCGCCAGTTAGGTATGCCATTGTTCAATCCTCACAGAGAGAGTTTTGCTTGCAACGCCTCAGCCCAGGCGTCATCCGTTTGGAGTTGTTTGGCCTTGGCAAAAGTCTTCTTTTGCTTGCTGACAGAAGCATCCTGTTTGCTTTTACGCACTCCAGGTGGGACGAACTTCGGTTTGGTTTTCAGCTTCTTGGCTTTCGGATTGGCCTTGCCCTGCATCTGGTCGAACATCATCGCCTTTCGAGCGATTACATAGACCCGATGATCGACAACGCTGTTGACTTCCTCATCGGTCGCCCCAAGCGTCTTCATGTAGGACTTGACATCAGCAATACCCTTCTCTCGCTTCGTATCGTCCGACCATTCCGGCACTGCATCCACCAGCATCTCATGCTGGCTTTTCGCAACGCCCTTCAGATACTCTTGCATTTCCGATTGCTGCTTCTCGGCTACCGCGGCGCGCTGCTCTCGGATCTTCGTCTTGAAAGACTCGATCCGGGCAAAACGCTGCTGCAACTGTTCCCGCGTCATCAGAAACTCAGTCGGGTCATTTTGCTGCAATTCCTGCCAGTCAACCGACTGGTAGTCAGCCAAAACCTCCTGCTCCATCGCAGAAACCAAGTCGTCCGCCTCTTGTGCTTTCTGCTGCAAGGCTTGCAACTGCTCAGCACGGTTGGCCTCGAACTCCTTCCGCTCTCCAGCCAAGGCCTGAGAGCGTTTCGTCAACGTGCCGTCCAGTTGATGGGTTTTCAGCAGTTCCGCAAGGGTAGCCTCGCCTTCCTCGCCGTCCATCTTGGTCTGGACTTTGATGCCACCCGTCAAGGTGTCCAAGTCCGTCTCAAGAGCTTCGGCCAGTTCATCAAGCGATCCCGGCATCCAGCGTTCATCTGCAGCGGGCTCGTCGCCCTCACCTGCATCTTCCTCGTCACGTTCGGCCTCGTCCGTGGCCTCAGCTTCGGTCTCCTGAAGGGTGTCATCGCCATCGGCGGTAGACAATTCCTCATCCTCTGCTGCTGTGGCCTGCTCGTCCTTTGGTGGCTGACCCTCGTCAGCGCCGCCGAGAAACGCAGCAAGCTCATCAATCATATCCATGCCGTCTGATTCGACCACGCCTTGGGCGGTAGTGGCTTCATTCATCGTTATCATCCCGTTCGTGTTCTTGCATCGCAATGTAGCCATCGTCCATTCGGATCCGCAATTCCCGCCTTACTGCGGAGATCGCGTCGATTTGACGCTTGGCCTCGTAAATCTCGCCCCGTTGGTTGGGCTTTGCTGAAACAATAGCCCCTAACCACTGTTCAATCAAACCGTCGAAGATTTCGTTCAACAGTTCGTCTTTCAACCGGTCCTCGGCTTCCCGGCCGCGCTGGACCCGCTGAGTAATAGTCAGTTCGCTCATTGGTTATCTCCCGCGCTGGCCACCGCCTCGGTTTCAGACCTTGCCGCATCGACGGCGCGATCCAGAGCGTTATCAACCGCATCCTGTTCCGCTTTGCCGATATCGAGTCGCAATCCGGCCTCCTTGATCGCCACTTCCCGTTCCTTGATCGCCAGTTCGCGCAAGCTGATCTCGTAATCCTGCTGCTGCTTTTGCGCCTTGAGCTGGGCTTCCTGCTGAGCGGCCTGGGCCTGCGCCATGACCATCTTTTCCTCGGGACTCGGCTCAGGCGGTGTCGGTTCAACCGTGGACGGATCGGTGAAGAACATCTCCGGGCTCTTGAGGCCTGAGTTCTCCACGATCTTGGTCAGGGTGTTGTAGATGTTCTGACCGCTGGCCAATGGTGTGCCGGCCATCAAGGCCTCTTTTTGGATGCCCAAGATGGTCATCAGGCTCCCCAGTAGTTTGTCGGAGTTGTCGGTACCCAGACCCACCACCACGGTCATGTTCGTCCGTTCACGCCACTCTGACGGGTTCACAGGGGTCCAGGTGCCACGCAGTTGGATGACCTTCTGCTTGTCTTGGTTCTGCAGCAACAGGCGATGGATGCCGAGCATCAGACGTTTGACGCCTTCGCCGTACAGACGGGCGATCAGTTCAAGCCGCTGAGCCGACGCATCCATGATCCGATTGATGCCGGAAGCAGTCTTGTTCAGGGAGTCGGCGTCGATGCCCTGGTTGTATCGGGTCATGCCCGTCCTGTTCTCCTTGATGGAGTCCAGGTATTCGAGCATGCCGAAAGCGTGCCCGTTGAATGGGGTCACCGGCACCGGTGTCACCATACCGGGTTGCGACATACCAATCGGGGATCCCGGGGTGGAGTCCAACAGTTGCGCGATATCGACCTCGCCCTGAACGTATCCCATCCTGACGTTGTTGATCAGGTACAGGTTGTCCATGATGTTCCGTGTCAGCATGGACTTGTTCAACTGGATGTCCATAGCCTGATCCGCGGCGGAACGGCCGAAGAACCGGTGGGTCATGGGGATCGGGGTGATAGCCTCGAAGGGAACGTAATCGACCTCGTCGTTCTCGATCACATGGTAGTCATTCACCAGCAGGATCCGACGCAGTTCGGCGTACCCGTCCCCGTCATAGTCCACCCGCTTGTAGCACTCGGTCAGTTTGACCGGTCGGGTGGAGGGATCCACGCTGTTGTCGTCATCGGATTGGGAAGACCGGCTGCTGGAGATGTCGCGGTACCGTTCGTCTTCCTCGATGCTATCGTATTCGTCGTCCGTGTAGCCGGCGTAGGTCTCCAGGCCGGAGATGTCATAACCCCGGGCCTTCAGATCGGACAGGGTGGTTTCGGTCTCATGGGCGCAGAACGGAACCTGCTGGAGGGAGAGGTCCGGCCATGTGATGTTGATCAGGAATTCTTCGGGCGGCACGTTGACGATCCGCACCTGTCCGTTCATCCGGGTGGTTTTAACCTTGACATCGTAAACCTCGGTCTCCACCTCCATGCCGGTCATCGGGTCCGGAGCCGTTGCGAATGTCCGGGTCTGTTCGACTACTTCCGCACCATCCTCGGCCAAGATCGTCATCAACTCCTGTTCGGTCAGTCCTGTGTAGGACTCGGTGACGATTTCCTCCTTTTCCTCCCAGTAATACTTGACGATGCCGTTCTTGCTCAGCAGGCCGTCTTTGAACCATGTGTAGAGGATGTCGAACCCGGGGTTCTCCTTGTAGAACACATGGTTCACATAGTCCGTTTCCTGCTTTGCCGCTTCCTCGTCTTCGACACCCACCGGGTCGAAGAACACCGCTCGTTCACTGGCCACGAATGGCTTGAGGACTTGAGGGAGCATGCCTTCGATGGTGTCCGCCACCTCAGTCGTGACGATCTTCGACCGACCCTTTTGCTCGTTACCGTAAGGCTCCCCAAGGTAATACTTGAGCGCCTTCGCCCTGGCAAAGTTGAGTTCGTCATAGGACTTACCCGTTGACGAATCGATGTCACGGCGCAGCGCGGCAACCAGTTCGGAGTCATTCATACAAACATATCCATGTTGCGTTGCGGGATATATCCCGAGGATCTGCGGTCATTGACGGCGAAGGTTAGCATAAACGAATCCGACAGGTCGGGCGACCGCCCGGATTTCTTCTTGATATCCTGCTTGCCGGCTACCTTGATCTTCCCGTTTGATGTGTGGTCATACCACGGCAGCGTCAGTTCACCGATCAGGTCGTCACAGTCGTCTGGCATCGAACAGTCCCGGGCCTCGAACCAGTCGCGCATGCGAAAATACAGGTCATCACGCAGCCGCATGAACCGGTCACCGATCCCGGGTGCCTCGCTCACGTTCACCCCTTTCACGGGCAGCCCGTTCTCCTTGAGCCGGTCCACCACCCCCGCCCCCAGGCCGATGCTGTCCACCACGATGATGTCCGGTCGCTCGCTGGGCGGCAAGGCGTTATACATCGCGGTCACCTTCCCCGCGGTCTGCATCAGATCCTTGCCGCGCCACCACAGCGGTTTCTCAAGCAGCGTGTTACCCTGCCGCTTGCTCAGGCTCGTTCGATCCAGGCCGAACCGGGCAACGTCCAGCCCCCAGATGATCTTCGAACTGGCCGCCCGTTCCACATCCCGGGTCACCGCTTCCTCGACCAGTCCCAGCGAGATGACATTGTTTTCACCGCTCTTGGGGAACTCTCCCTTGACCTCCACCCGGGTAACATCGTCGTCTTCGCCATACTTGTCCGCAATCCGTTGGTACACCTGGGGGTCCACGCCTTCAACCGTCCGCGAGTCAATCGTCTTCGTGTCCCAGAACCCCCGATCCTTGTGGAAGCAATCATAGAATCTCCCGGTCGTCTGCCGCGGGTTGGATATGGCGATCCACAGCCGCAGCGGTGCCAAGTCCGTAAAGAAGCCCTCGCTCACGTTCCAGATCGGATCATCGATACCCGAGGCCTCATCAAACGTCAACATCATGGCAATCTGGCTGTGTGCGCCGGCGAACGCATCCGGGTTCTCCGCGCTCCACGACTGACCTTCAACGTAGTAATACTGGGTGTCGATCTTGAGCTGTTCTTCCACCATGGTCTTGAACCAGTTCGCCGGGCGCAGGCTCATGGACGACTTCTCGAACCAATGCCGGTTCAGCATCAGCGTGTGCCACTTACCCAGTTCCGCCATGGTCCTCGAGCGCAACTGGGTCTCCGTGTTCGCCGTCACTATCCCGGTACCCCCGATCCAGCAGGACGCCATCCACAGGTTCAGCATGCTCAGCAGCGCCGATTTACCCGGGCCGCGGCCGGAGCTTCGCGCCAGATACAGCGGCCGGGGCGGCAACCCCATCCGCTGCAGTTCAAGATCCTGCTGCAGATGCTCCCCGATCTGCTGCAAGTCCTCCCGCTGCCATGTGCGCGGCCCCTCGAACCGGGCCAGCGGGGTGTTCGCCACACCCCATGGGAACACGTAGTTCACAAACCCTTCCGGGTCGTACTTGTACGTCAGGATGTTCGTCAGAAGCTCCTGCTCCTGGGCCGATGGCTCAGTCTTGATGCTCAATCACCACCCCCATCCGGTCGTTGTGCAGCATCGCCGCCCGTTCTTCTGCCGCCCGCATGGCATCGGTGATA